GCCGCCAATTGAAATCTTGGTGCAAAACGCACGCTGGCATGATCAACGCCGGAAGCTCGCGCCATTTACTCAGCCCTTGACGCAGATCAAGCGGACGCCCCGGCGCATCATCCATTGTGCCGATCTCCCCAGAGGGGGAATGGGCCGGTGGTGACCATGGCCGGGCCACTCTGAGTCTCCCGGTTGCGGTCCTGGTCGCCTCCGCGCCTTTCCCAAACGGACCGCGCCCGTGCGGTCGCCCGGATGACGGCTGACGCCGTCTAGCGCATGGGCGCGGTTCTGGGCGCACGTGGCGTGATAATCTCCTCGTTGCAAGTGTGAACTCATCAACGAGGGAGATGACTATGTCGAGCTATACCAAGCGTGGCTGGTTCATGGTGATGGCGGCCGTCGCACTTGCGGCAAGTTCAGCGGCTTTCGGACAATCGGCTCTTCCCAGAATGCTGAAATTGCCAGCAGGCGAAGCAGAGAGCACGGTCCAACCGGCGACCATTCTCTCGCGCGCGCATACTCAGCGGCAGATTACTTTGGTTTGCGGGGGTGGCGGATGTGATGGATCATTCGCAACTCTTCAGGCGAAGCAGCGACTGGAGCTGCAGGCTGCATCTTGTATTATCGAAGTCGGTCCCGGAAATTCTGCATTTGCTTTGATGCAATATAAACTGCCGAGCGGGTCGGGCAACTTTGACTTGCCGCTTCCGATGGCGACGCCATCCCCCGTGGGGGCAACGGTCCTCGTCTTCCAGTCGTCGTCACACCTGTTCTTACCGGCAATGACGGCCTTGAAGGCAGCGGTACAATTTTCAGGTCCGGGTGCAATCGCGGCTTGCCAAATCTTCGGTGACTTGGTGACGTTCAAATAGCCGCCGGGACATTTACCAGCCGCCGCGTTCTGCTGTCACGTCTTTCTGCGATATCGCCACTCGCGAAAATTGCCTGTGCGTAGTTGATACCTCTCCCAGTCTCGTGACTTGAGATAGGCACCCATGCCCATCTGATCCGCCCGCGTCCAGCGGGCGGGCTCGATGCCGCCGGCGCGGTCGCGAGCGGGTTCGTCCTGCGCGGTAACGCCTATGCGGCGATGCTCCGCAACGGATTGTTCCGCAATTTCCCGACTATCAACGCCGCAGGCGAATGGACTAGGCGACGCTGCGATTGAGAACATTGCGGACGGAGGAGCAATGCCATCGCCCGCCGCGTGCTGTCCGAATGCCTCGCTCGTTCAAGGCGATGGCGATTGAGACCATGCCGGTGATGCCGGCGGACCGGATGCTCTCGATAACCGGCACGATGTTCGCCGCAAAGCGATCGGCCTCGGTCTGCTGGATTTCCCGGCCGATAATCCCGGCCTCCATTATATTGCGCGGATTGCCAAGCGGCGCCCCTCGCGCCTTCTTGGCCGCAAGCGCGGTGCGGGTCCGCTCAGAGATCAGCCTGCGCTCCTTCTCGGCCAGCGCAGCATAAAGATGCAGCATGAACGGATCAGCGTCAGCGCCGAGTTCGGCAACGATGAAGGGCACGCGTTGCGCCATCAAGCCGGAAATGAACGCCACATCGCGGGAGAGCCGATCGAGCTTCGAGACGATGACCGGGCATTTGGCGGTGCGAGCCGCCGCCAGGGCGGCTGCGAGCTGTGGGCGTCGGTCGAGTGCGTCCGCGCCCTTGCCGGTTTCGGCCTCGACATATTCGCCGATAATGCTCATTCCCTCGGCTTCGGCGAAGCGGGTGACCGCAGTGCGTTGGGCTTCGATGCCGAGGCCTGAGCGTTGCTGTTGCCTTGTGGAGACACGGTAATAGGCGACAGCGGCTTTCATACAAACTGCATACCACCGTTTGCGGTTTGTATGAACTCAAGTATCGAGCAATGAGATTGCTTTGTTGGACGATTTCCGATTGTTGTCTTTCTTGTTGCATGAGCGAAGCCGCGCGTAGCAGAGCGAAAATTGCTCTGTGGGGGCCACAGGAGTCTTCTGGCGCGATTTTCCTCCTTCAGGCTACTCACCCCGCGGCCATAGTTTAAACGGCGCGCGTCCGCCGCTTTGTGCGGCTGCACGAGCCGCCCGCTAACGAGAGGTAAAGGCCTATCTCAGATGCAAGGATGCGGTAAATCGGCTCGTCGGCGACCACCATAGCCCGGCAAGCGTCTAATGCACGGGCGAGCCTCGGATACAAAGTACCCTCGGCTCTTCTGTTTGAGGCACGCGATTGGGGCAACAGGGGCTCGCAACCAGTCCCGTGGATCCGTCGAAAGCCAGATGCCAACTTTGATGGACTTAGGCGCCATCCTTCCCGGGCGGCATTTTGGCGTGGCTGATGGCGAGCGGACTGAGAATCGATTCCAATCGGTCGAGTTCGTTGTCGGAGAGACGGCTGAGATCATAGGAACCGATGATGCCCGAATGCTGGTGCTCGTTCGGCACTTCCTTCCAGCGCGCCCGGGTCTTTAGCCAGAAGATCTGTGCCGTCACGTTTCCGTTGCGTGCTGCCGCAAAGAGGAAGCCGGCCACCTGCACGTTCGCCTTAGTAGCGCCGAGGTTCAGTTCCGACCGATAGTGCTTGCGCAGGGTCTTTGGGTCGATATTGATGACCTGGGCGATGTCCTCCTCTGGAATTCCGTAGGCGGCCATTGCCTCGACCTGGCGGCGCTGCGAGGGATCCGGTTTGTGGGCAGCGCGGCTCATCGTAGTGAACCCTCTACGGCTGTGCCACGTTGCAGAGCCGTTTCGGCGAAGCTGCGACCGTCTCGGTCGAGCATCGCGACTTGACCCGTGAACTCTTGCCACCGCTTCACAGCAACATCGACGTAGCCGGGTTCGATCTCGATCGCGTGGCAGATGCGGCCGGTGATCTCGGCCGCGATGATGGTCGTGCCCGAACCCGAGAACGGCTCATAGACGGCCTGCCCGGGCGAGGAGTTGTTCTCGATCGGCCGCTTCATGCATTCGACCGGCTTCTGGGTGCCGTGCTCGAAGCCCGGCCCTTCCCGCGCGGGGATCTGCCACAACGTCGACTGCTTGCGGTCGCCCGCCCAGTGGGCCGACCCTTTGCGCACAGAATACCAGCAATTGTGCGTCACCAGCCCATCCGCGACGTAGTGCAGGTCTCGATCCACATCCATCGAGTAGACCGGGCCGCTGAACGGCGTCGCATCGTTGCCCGTCACCGTGACCCAGGAAAACTCGTCGCCTGCAGTTGGCATTGGAATCTGCATGATCTGCGCGAACACATTGCAGGCTCGCACGAGCCGGGTTGCTTTCCGCGAGAACAGCAGCCGCTCGCCGCCCCTGATGAGCGGGTGGTCACGGTCCAGACGACGGTCGCGCAGCAGCAAGGTTGCCCGCGCAGCGAGCGCGCTCAGATCGAGCTTGTCGTAAATGGCGGCGATCATCTCCGCCGAGCGTACGCGCCCCGGCGCTTTCGCCCAGCAGTCAACCTCCCAATGCGTGGTTGGGATGCCGTATTTGCACGAGAGAACCTGTTCGGCACACTGCGCCTCGCAGGGGGTGCTGTGAACCGAGATGATCCACGCCTCTTCAGCCTTGTTCTCGGCAAGGCGGGTGGAGAGACCAAAACCGCGCGAATTGAAGAGGCCCACTCTTCCAACGCGCCACCAGCCGGCACGGCGCATCAGGTAGACCACTTGCTTGTCGGCAGCTTCAGGGTTCAGGCGCACCGAAAAGCGGTGCTCTGGGGTGGCGCGGGTGACCCGGCCCGCAGCCGAGATCGCGTGCATGAGGCCGTCGAACTGGCGCTCCCCGAACCGGGTGATCTCGCGGCCGCGACGGCGGACGACACTTTCATAGGGATTGTAGGAAACCACGACATCGCCGGCGCCAAGGGTCTCTATGGGTACCTCTTCGATTTTTGCCGGCTGCGAGCCGGCGCCGCGCGCAATAACCCTCTGGACCATTGTGCCGGCAGGCTGGCACGGCTCATGCTGCCAATGATAATGGCCGCGGCTGAGCGCGAACCGGTCCTTGGCCCAGATGATTTGTGATCGCACCTCGAAGCCGGCTGCAGCAAGAGAGTTCTGCACGGTGCTGGCGTGACGGCCGGCGTGCCACACATAGGCGACCGACCCGGGGAACAGGTCCCAGGCCTCGCGCCAATCGGCCCGGTCGTCATTGGCGACCTTGCCGAGCCGCTGCGTGTTCTGCTTGAGGCCGGCATCCTTGCGCCAGGCCGGATCGTAGTCGACCCCGTAGGGAGGGTCGGTGACCATCAGGTGTGGCTGCAGGCTGCCCAGGACTTTGGCGACATCGGACTTCCCGGTGCTGTCGCCGCAGAGGAGCCGGTGGGGGCCGAGGAGCCAGAGATCGCCAACCTTCGATACTGGCTCTGCCGGCAGCTCCGGGACGTCGTCCGGATCCGTAAGACCGCCCCCGATGGTGCTGCAGATCGCGGCGATCTCTCCCTCGCCGAATCCGGTCAGACCGAGATCAAATCCAAGTTCCTGCAGGTCGGCGAATTCGAGCGCGAGCAGGTTCTCATCCCAGCCGGCATTCAGCGCGAGCTTGTTGTCGGCGATCCTGTAGGCCCGGATCTGGGCCTCGGTCCAGCCGGCGGCCACCATGACGGGCACCTGGGTGAGGCCGAGCTTCCTTGCTCCCAGCACACGGCCGTGACCTGCAATGATGGTGCCGTCTTCTGAAACCAGGATCGGATTGGTCCAGCCCCACTCGCGGATCGAGGCGGCGATCTGGTCGACCTGCTCGGGACTGTGGGTGCGGGCGTTGCGCGCATGCGGGATCAGCCGGTCAATCGACCATCGCTGAATTTCGTTGGCAGGCCAGTGCTTCATGACATTCGGTCCCGACGCGTTTTCGGCACTTTGCATCGTCCTCCAGGAAGCCGCATTACCTGAGATTGCGCGCCAGTACCCAACGCTTCGACTCGAACACGGATCGGGATCATCGGGCCCGGAGCCGGATGCTCTCGAACAGGCGTCTCAGCACAAAACTGCGTAAGATCGAGACGACGGTGAAGACGCCGCTGATCACGATGTTGTCGGCAAAGGAGGCCTGCAGGCCGAACCTCGGAAAGACAGCGAGCTGAGTGACGAGCGCAATCACGAATCCGACGACGACGTTAGTCACGGCCTCGATCATCGACATCATGCGCGATTGGACATGGTCCGCTCGGGTGTCAGCCTTATTGTTCATGCTCATTGGAAGGCCAGAGCCAGGGCATAGGACGACCAAGCCCCGCAAGTTGAGCGAGGTTGTTCCCAGCCCTGGACGATCACCCTGCTCACTGGAGCCGGCCGTCGCTTCGGGCGGCAATCTCGCGACGGAGCGGATTGCCTTGGCGCCAACTTCACAGAGCATCCCGTCGCTCTGGCGGCCTTCCCCTCGCGCCTTTCGGACCAGGTACCGACTGTGGCCGCTGCCCCGCAGTGTCGGAAGCTTGCACACACTCGCCGCTGCGGTCTGTACCCGTCCAGCGAGGCTGCGCCCGCCGGTTGATGCCGAGGGGCATCCGAACCAATAAAGTCCAAAGATCGGAATTCCAGTCGAGTTTTGCGCCGCGAAAAGGCATGCGTATTCCAGCGTACGCGTGCGCGACACTTCGAGGTGGATAACTAACGGCCTCGAACAGATGCCCCACTCAAAACTTCAGACGATCACGGTGAAGACGTCGCCGATCAGCGGATTGTCCCTGGACGACACTATGAGTCGAACCAAGGAAAGAGCGCTGCCTCGGGCGCCCTCGGGGAGGGGGCTGCGCCCCCTGATCACCCAGGCCAGCAACGTCTGACGGTCAATTCCGGCTATCGCTACGGCGTCTTGCTGCTGCTGTGCAGATTTTCTTCTTCAAAGGCTTCGACATCCTCGAGCCGATACAGAACCCGACCGCCCACCTTCAGATAGGGCGGGCCTTCGCCAACCCAGCGCCACCTTTCGAGGGTTCTCGGCGAAAGATGCCAGCGGCGCGCCAAATCCGTTTGATCGAGACGGGTCGTCATGACGGGCGACCCAAAACCTTCTGACGAGTCCTGAAGGACCTTCGCTCTGATCGGGTGGCTGGGACAAAGCGGCATCCCAGAACGCGTAGTCCGGCCGCCTTTCCGATCGTGCCTTGGAGTGCCACGATGCCGGGTGCTGTGGCATGTACCATCACGAGCATAGTCCGAGTGTCGAAGCCCCGTTTGAGGAGTTCCCTTGCGGCATCGATGAATGGCTTTCTGGAAACGATCAACAGTTCGCCAAGCCCTTGAAGGCGTCCCTCAAAAGCTGAAGGCCCATGCGGCTCGCAGCTGGAGGGAACTGGCGAAACGGTGAGCACCTGTTGGTGCATAACGGACCTCCGCGATTCGATTGAACGAACCGCGGCGTACCCGATCGCAATCCAGGCTCATAACCAGCAAAATCCGTCTCTAGGTCAGTCAATTTTGCCGTTCACACGGGCGGCTTTCGCCGCGGCAGGCTCGTCCCTGCATTTGCTTCACCGCCGGGCGCGTTACTGCGTGCCGAAACTAATCTCAATCTTTGGAGGCGGGGCCCTAATTCGCCGTTGGTCAATGGCTTAACACCTGCCGCCTTCGAGGCCGCGTTCACAATGATTTCGGCAACTCCTAAGAACATTCCCGAATATTTCTTTTCCTTGTATCGATTGTCCGTGACAGTTGCAGGGCGACCGGTTTTGTCCTCGTAGAGTTTAATGATCGCTGACAGCAACGAGTTCCAAGTCTCCTCAGCCGGACGACCGAGTGTGCCCTTCTTCGCCCCAAGCCTCTCGCCTGCTAAAATGAGCAGTCTGAGCGCACTCAAAACCGAATTCAAATCTACGCCGTTCTCCTCGAGAACGCCGCCCATTTCCCAATAAATGCCAAGATCATCGCCCGCGAGCTCTGTTGGTTCGTTTAGGCGACTAAGTTCTTGAAAAATCGTCTTCGCGTGAAATGCCGTGTCCAAAACACGGCGTCGCGCCTCCGCACGAGTGCCGCTCCCTTTCTTCAGCCTCACATCGAGATCAAATTCCACCACGAATTTCACGAGCGCGAATCTTAAGTCGTCGCATGGCGACCCTTTCGCGAAGATTTTTTCGATTGTTGTGAAATCTACCTCTGAAAAGCATTTCCAAAAGGTCCCGAACCACTCATTAAAATCACAAATGGCTTTTACGGACTCTTCGTCAAGGGCAGTAAGTCTTCTTCGGTCTTGCTCTTCTGCACGCACGGGAGTTTTTTCTCTCGATGGCAGACCTAAAGCGATGTTATTTTGGCCATTCTTTGTGTTGGGAGGCATGGCGACTCCATCAGGCTGGTTTGTGCTCTTCGGAAAAAATGCATGGAGAGCCGGTAGAAAAGGTCTGAGCCTGCACCTAAGATAAGGTCTCTCAATGAGTCGATCAATTGACGTAAAGGATCGTTGGCAACAAACGTTGCCCTCGGTTGAGGCAATCCGGCTCGAGCGCGAGCGACGCCGCGCCGAGCGGGTGCGTGCTGGGCTCGATCGCGACGCCGAAGCGATTCGGCTGCGTTGCATGTCGCTCGCCGGATTCGTCCGCGAGGCCTGGCCGGTGCTCGAGCCGGAGACCGAATACCAGCACGGCTGGCATATCGATTTTATCGCCGCTCACCTGGAGGCGATC